GCGAAAACCTATGAAAGAAAATTGGATTAAATTACATTCTAAAATTTTAGAATGGGGTTGGTACAAAAATAGTAATGTTTTTAGAGTATTTATTCATTGTCTTTTAAAAGCAAATTGGAAGGATGGAGAATTTGAAGGACAAATAATACCAAGGGGGAGTTTTATAACTGGAAGAAAAGAATTATCAAAACAACTAATGATGACAGAACAAGAGATTCGCACAGCATTAAAACACCTAAAATCAACCAACGAAATAACCATCAAAACAACTAATAAATATTCAATAATTACAATAGTAAATTATGATTTATATCAACAAAATAACCAAGAATATAACCAACAACTAACCAACAACCAACCAACAACTAACCAACAACTAACCACAATAGTAGAATATAAGACTATTAGTAGTATTAGTAGTATAGAAGAATTATATAAGCGTGTGCATACATTTCTTGAGACTAGTTTTGCGAGAACTATAGGTCCAATTGAAATGGAAATGATAGATTCTTGGTTAGATTATTTCAAAGATGAATTTATTATCAATTATGGAATAAAAGTTGCTGTACTGAATCATGTTACAACAATGAATTATTTAAATGGTATATATCAAAATTGGAAGGATAATGGTTGTAAAACATTAGAAGATTGCAAACCAAAAGAAAAATCAGAAAAGAAAAAGTTAGAATTATTTGACTACGATTGGTTTGATGATGAAGAACCACATTAAAAAAATAAGAAAATAAAAAAGAGGAGAAAATTATGAATATAGAAAAATTACAAAGATTAATTTTAATTGATAAAGAGTATGTTAAAGGAGATATTAAGAAATTTATTTCAGAATTAGAAAATTTAGATATTACTACATATTCAAATATTGATGATAAAGAATATGAAAGTTTTATTGCTAAGACTTATGAGAGGTTTGAATTGATAAAACATCTATTACAAACTAAAAAAATTGAATCCAACAAGAAAGATTTTACTGAATTAGGAAAATATGTGCAACAACTTGGAACACAAATAGAAAAATATGGTGTAGATCACAAAGATGAAATTGAACAGCTAGAAACAGAAAAAAAGGATGATACTTCTAAATCAAATGTTCACAAACAAATCCTAAATGACATTAAAAAAGATTTAGATGAGACTATAGATGATTTTTTAAATGAAATATTGGAGGATATGTAATATGAAATTAATCATCAGAAATATTAAAATTAAAAATTTTAAAGGAACACTAGATCAAGAATTATCTTTTAGCGAAAATAAAAATATTATTGAAGGAGAAAATGGAATAGGTAAAACTACAATCCTTGACGCAATTACCTGGTGCTTATTTGGAAAAAACTTTGCTGATGAAAAACAATTTAAAATAAAACCAATAATTGATGGTGAGGAAAAGAAAGACTTATCTACAAGTGTAGAATTAAAAATCAATGATAAAGTAATTGAGAGAATTTGGGATAAAGATACAACCACAATTAAAGTAGATGGCGTAAAATTCGGTAGCAGAGAATTTACTGATTATTTAAAAGATAATTTTATGATTACAGATGAAGAATTTAAAGCACTTTCAAATATTGAATACATACCAAAATTGCATTGGAAAGATTTAAGAAGTCTTATTATGGGTTTAGTAGGTGAAATTACTAACGAGGAAGTATATGCTAAAGGTAATTTTAGTTTAATTCAAGAAAAAATTGACTCAGTTGGTGTAGAAAAGACTGCTGAAAATATTACAGAAACAAAATCTTCATTAACTAACGAAATAAAAAAGATTCTTGGCAATATAGATCAAAAAACAAAAGACATTCGTGAACTAGTAATTGATGAAAAGGATCAAAAAGAATTAGAAAAAAGAAAAGGAAAAGTAAAAAAACAGATAGAAAATTATAATTCATTACAACAAATTAAAACAAATCAAGAAAAGGATTTAGCAATTTTAGAAAACTTAAAAAATGATGCTAAACAACTTGAAACATCAATTAGTAATTTAGAAAAATTAAAACTAGAATATCAAAAGACATATGATGAATCTAACATTGATGTAAGTATTTTAAAAGAAAATAAAATTAAAACTATTGATAACAGAATTGTACAAAGAAAAAATGATATCGATTTATTAAATCAAGAAAAGACAACTATCATGGTACAAAGAACTGAATTAAAGAAACTTTATGATGAAGAATTATCTAAAGAAATTAGAATTGAAAATGATAAATGTTCAGCTTGTGGACAACCTTTACCAAAAGAAAAAATAGAAGAAGTTTTAGCAAATCTAAAAAAACAAGCTATTGATAAAGCAAATGGTTATGCAGCACAGGCAAGAGTAAAGAAATCAAGACTTGATGAAATAGAAATAGTATTAACTCAATACAACGAGGACATAAAAGATTATGAATTAGAAAAAGAAAGAGTTTTAACTGAGAAAATAGATTCTAGTCAAGAAAGTGATATTCAAATCACTATGAAGAAAAATATAGAAAAAGCAAATCAAGATATTGAAAATTATAAAAAACAAATCTTAGACACTGAAGTTAACATCAACTTTAGAGAATCAGAAATAGCTAAACATCAAGTAATAGAGTTGGAAGATAACATTGTAAGCCTTCAACAAGAATTAGAAGAAATTACAAAAAAATTAGCTGTATCTGATACAGTATCAATCTTTAAAGAGCAATTAAAAAAATTAGAAAATGAGCATCAAGAATTATTGAATGAGAAAGAATTATTAAATGAAAGAGAACAACAATTAATTTTATTTAACAATACAAAAGCAGAAATGCTAAGAGATAAAGTGAGACACAATTTTAAATTAGCAGATTTTATTACACAAGAAACAACAAAAGATGGAAAATTAATAGAAACATTTAAATTAGCAGTTAATGGTATAGAATATAACGCTCTAAATACTGGAATGAAAATATTGGTTGCATTAGATCTAATCGATAATATTCAAAGATTAAAAGATAAAAGATTGCCAATTTTGATGGATGGGTTAGGTGAATTAACTAGATTACCAGAAGTAGATACTCAAATTATTGGTTGTCGTGCTAAATTTCAAGTAAATAAAAAAATTGAATTAATAAATGAATAGGAGAATTTTATGGAAAAAGAAAAGCAAGAAATAGTAAAAAAAGAAGATACTAAATTAGCATTTAAAAGAGATTTTAGCGATAGTGTTATGAATAGTATTGCACAATATACAAAAGAAGGAAGATTAAGACTTCCAAAAGGTTACAGTGCTGAAAATGCTTTAAAATCAGCATGGTTAACACTTCAAAAAACAGAAGATAAAAATCATAATTTAGCATTAAGTGTGTGTACACCAAATAGTGTAGCCAATGCCTTACTTCAAATGGTTATAATGGGTTTAAATCCTGCAAAGACTCAATGCTATTTTGTCGTTTATGGTAAAGAATTAACACTAATGCCATCTTATTTTGGAAAGATAACAGCTCTAAAAAGAATAGATGGAATAGAAGATATAAATGCACAAGTAATTTATGAAGGTGATGAAATAGATTACGAAATCAATAGTGATGGTAGCATTTCAAATATAGAACATCATCAAGAATTCAAAAATATAAAGGAAGATGCTATTATTGGAGGCTATTGTGTAATCAAGTATAAAGGCCAAGAATATGCAACAATATCTACTTTTGAACAAATTAAAGAAGCATGGAATATGTCTAAAATGTCTAAAGATAAGACATCATTCAAAAGTGAATTTGTAAAAAGGACTATGGTTAATAAAGCTATTAAGTGGTTTATAAATACTCGTGATGATGATGACTTATTAGTAGAAACAATTCAAAGCAATGAAAATGAACAATACAACTATGAAGATGAGAATATAGATGAATTACCACCTGTAAAAGAGGTAAAAGTGGAAGAAACTAATGCTAATGAAGTAAAAGAAGCCGAATATATAGAAACTCAAAAAGAAACAACTAAAAATGATATTGAAGTCGATAAGTTCGAGTAGTAAAGGAAATATTCACATATTGGAGAATGAAGATACAATTCTTCTTCTCGATTGTGGAATAAAATTTAATCGTATAGAGCCACTTATAAATCCAATAAAAATTGACGGTGTGTTAGTTACTCACGAGCATGGAGATCATATAGTAGGTTGTGAAAGTCTATCTCAAAATAAAAATACTGGCTTTTATGGAACAAAAGAAACACTGGATAGAATAAATATACCAGACTTTATAAAAAAGCCTGTAGAGCCATTTAAAACATTTCAAATTGGATCATTTAAAATTGTTCCGTTTGAAGTGAAACATGATGCTATTCATCCAGTTAATTATCTTATAAAAGATACAATATCTGGAGCACAAATACTGTATATAACAGATACAGGATACATTGATAACTTAATTTTCAAGGATATTGATTATTTATTAATTGAATGTAATTTTGACGAGGAATGGTATAACAAAAAAGGATTAACTAAAACTGAACAAATTAAGTCCAAAAGATTACTGAGCTTTAATGGGCATTTATCGATACAAAAGACAATTAGAGTATTGAATAACTCAGTTAATCATAATACAAAAAAAATTATTCTATGCCATATATCTAGTGGATTTGAAAATTATCTAGAATTTCAAAATAAAATTCAAAAATTATTTCCTAAACAAGAAGTCATAGCATTACAACAAGGCATATTTTTGGATAGAAAAATAGAACTTTTTGAAAAAAAGGATGTGGTTGAATTTGAATAAAATAGAAGAATTAGGATTATTTACAGAAGATTTAGAACAATATCAGATAATTAAAGATAATTTTGAAAGTCTTTCTACTGAAGATGGACAAACTGCTTACGAATTAGCAAAAATGTGTATGATTCAGGCTGATAGGTGGAATGAAATATCATTTAATTCAGCTAAATATAGTAAAGAATATTCTATATCAAAAACAGATTTATATAATTGGGCTTATCACAGATACAGACTATTAATGACCATGCATGAATTTTGTAGAGTTGTTTATAGACAATGCAGTGAGGATTTAAGAAATGGTTTCAGAAACGAAATATAAAATGGAAAAAAATATTAGAGTAAACAAGAAACTTCAATATGCAATTAGAATGCTTTTGTGGCATACAGATTTAGCAAAAAGATATATGGATTATATAAAGAAATGGTTAGATAATAAACACTTAAATTATGATGTGGATTTAATGCAATTATTAAATCAAAGATCATCTAAAGAAAGGTATTCTAATCAAACTACTATATATGATTTTTTAAAAAGTAAAGATTATGAATAAAACTAAAATTTGGCTTAATGATGAAGTACATATATTTAGAAAGCATTATTTAATGTGTAATAAAAAAGAAAAGAATATTTTTAAGAAGGGATTAATTAGATACAAAAATAGATTTGATAATGATAAAGAATTTATTTGTTGGTATCTTAAAATTATAGGTTAATTTATGAAAATTTTAACTAATAGAAACTTTAAAATTTTAACAGATACATTAAGTGTATTTAAAAACAAAATTAAAGAGTTAAGTGATGAAGCAGAAATCAAAGATGCAAAAATTGAAAGTATGCAAAAAACATATATTTCTATGCAAAAAGTAAAAGATAGAGAAATTACAAGATTACAAAATGAAATTAGTAACGCAAAAGAAAATAATAATAAAATAATTGAATTGGAAGCAAAAATAGTTAAATTAAAAAAAGAAAATTCTAAGATTGGTGCTTCAAAAGGTGGACTTATGAAGGAAAATAATAAATTAAGGGCAAAATTAGATGCTAAAGACAGAGTAATTGAGGAATATGAAAAAGCACTACGCGATTTAGAAGAAAAAAATCAAAATCAATTAAATACAATCAAAGAATTAACTAAAAAAATTGATCATAAATCTATTGAATATAAAAATAATGGACTACCAAAGCAATCAAAAAAGGCTTTTAAGAAAGGAAACAAGTAATATGAAAGAAAAAAAGAGAATTTGTTTTTATTTAGATCTAAAGAGAAAAAATCAATCCAAAAGATTGATGGTAATAAAAGAATGGTACATAGGCAGAGAAGTTACGTTCGCAAAAATATTATTTGAAATTTAGTACTATTAGATATTTAAAAATTCCACGTTTTTTCAAAAATACTCTCCTATATTATAAAAAATAAATCACAGCAAGTTTTAGAGTAAATTTAGTGATATCGTACTCGTGTGGAATTGTTAGCTGTGATTTTTATTTATTTAAAAAGGAAAAATAAGAATAATGGATAAAGAAAAAATAATAGAAATATTAGAAGATTATGAGTTTTTTGTTGATGATGATTTTGGCTGTTTTTTTCTTTATAGTAAGGAGTAATTATGAATACATTATATGAGCAAGATAAATTAATTAATAAAGATCATGTAGCTACTCCTAGATGGGTGGTAGAGGATATATATAATTTGATAAATATAAAACAATTTAAAAATATTTGGTTTCCATTTAATAACTACGATTCACAGTTTAAATTGAAAGCCGAAGAACTTAATTTAAAGTACAAGGCAACACATATTTTTGATGATTTAGGAAATGATTTTTTCAAGACGGAGCCACCAATTGATTGCGATTTGCTAATCAGTAACCCACCGTTTAGTCAACAAAATGAAATTATTAAAAGAACATTTGAATTAGTAGAACAAAAGAAAATTAAATCTTTTTGCTTATTATTACCATTATCGACTTTAGAAACTCCAGCTAGAGCTGAAATGTGGGAAAAATATATTGATAAATTATCAATATTAATATTTAAGAAAAGAATTAAATTTTTAGGGTGCACTACTGGATTTAATAAAGGATGTTGTTGGGTTTGTTATAACATTGAAGCATTAAATAAAAAAATAATATGGATATAAAAAGGAGAAATAAGAATATGAATAAAGATTTAATTGAATTTTATGAAGAAGAAAAAAATAGAATACAAAAAGAAATTGATGATCTGTGGGAAGTAGGTAAAAAAAGCCCTAAAATAGTAAATAGGTTGGTTGAAATAGAATATATACTTGATGGCTTAGAAGCTGATAAAAAAATAAGACAATTAAATGAAGAAAATAAAGCTTTAAGAAAGAGACTGATGCAAGAGGGAATAGAGGTGTCAGAATGAGTAGAATTTGTGGATATCGTTGTGAACATAATAAAAGTGGTATTTGTCAAATATCAGTATGTGATAAAAAATCGAATATGCAAGCAAGTTATGAAACAAGTATAACTAATCCTGAAAAACAATTAGAATTTTACAAGCAATTATCAGAACAATTACAACAAGAAAATAAACAACTAAAAGATAATTGGAATAAGTTAAAAAAATGGTTAGAAAAAGAATTAGGTGATAGAATAAATCCTAATAAAGATAAATGGTTAACAGGGGTATATGATGCATATAGGGAAACAATAGATAAAATGCAAGAACTAGAACAAGGAAGTGATAAAGATGGAAGTGATAAAGATATATAAAGAATTAGAAGTAATTCATGAATTAGAAGGTATAGCATCAATACTTGGCATAGCCATAGATTATGTTATTGATGAAGAAAATAATAGAGAATATTTGGTATGTGATGATACTAAAATATGTACAAATGGTACAAGCATAAGAGGTATTAGAGAAGAATTTTTTGGATATGTATTTCTAAAAGAGTGGAAACATAGATATTTAGGAGCTTTTGATAAGCAAACAAGAAATTATATAAAGCAATATTGGTATGACAAAGATTTTAAACAACCATATCTAAAAGGAGCTGATAAATAATGAGTAGAGTACATTTAGGAATGATAAGACCTATAAAACAATTTGTAAAGTATTATACAAAATTATTAAATCTTATTGATGAGATAGAAATGTATCCACCTAATGATGAATTACAAAAAGATTTATATATTGCAAGATTAAAAACAACATTTAATGATACTTTAATACAATTTAATAATATAAAAAACACACAAATAGAATTATTAAAACGAGGAAGTGAAAGTAATGTTGAAGATTAAAGATAATTTATTTAACAAAAAACAAATAAGAAGCATTCAAGAAAGATATTTTGCAAATAAAAACTGTGATGGATTATATATAGAATATATCAATGACTCATTTGACATAGTATATGGAGCAACTATAGAAGATATTATTGATTTAGAAAAAGTAGAGGAGTGATAAATAATGAAAAAAGGATTTGCATTGGGTGAATTATTAGTTTTCATTGTATTTGTAGGAGCGATTGTGTTTTGTGGAATATTATATCTAAATGCATTAGATGAAATGGATATAACACCGATTACCGATAATACACAAATTCAACACTCAGGACAATGCTTAGAATATACAACAAAATATAAATTAGATTGTGGATTGTTTGTAAGTGATAGTGGCTTTTGTAAAGAAAGAAAATATGAAGAATGCGTTAGATGGGAAGATGAAATAAACAATTTAAAGAAAGAAAAATAACCATATTCCTGAAGTCAGGAAAAAGGTGGAGGTGGAATAGATGACTAATGAAGAATTAGATGATTATATGAAAACGGTTAAGCCTAATTTTGACTCACATATTGAAAAAGGAACAATTGAAATGAGTAATGAATATTACAATTTACTAGAAGAAAAAATGGCAAGACTTATTAATCAAAACCAAGAATTAAAAGAAAGATTAGAAAGAATTAATAATTATTTAGATAAGCATTACACAGTGGAAAATCAATATTGGTTTGACCATATACGAGATATTGTAAAAGATAGGTAGGTTGAATAAATGAAAGATAGAGAAGAATATATAAGTATATTAGAACAAGATAATGCAGAATTAAAGAAAAAAGTTGAAGAAATAAATAAAATGATAGAAAAATGTGGGTTTGTAAATATAGAACAAGTTATGCTTAATTATTGTGGCTTGTTAAGTCAACAAAAAGAATTTATAAAGTATTTAGAAGATGAAATACATAGTTGCGAAGCAGTTTCTGATTTACTGTTCAATTCCAACAAAGAAATGAAAGTATATAAAGAAATTTTACAAAAATATAAAGAAATAGTGAACGAAACTGAACAGAACTGAACAGAACTGAACGGGAGATGATAAATAATGGAAGAAAATAAAGTATCTTGTAATTATAAAGAAATGTATAAACAAAAAGAAGAAGAAAATAAATATTTACAGATGAAATTAGAAGAAGAAGGCAAATGTTTAAAAAACAGAATTTATAATTTAGAAGCTGATTTAAAAAAATATGAAAAAGAAAATAAGTGGTTAAAAGACATTATAAACAGTATCCTACACATTTAGGAGAGTGATAAGTAATGGAATTACACAAATTTGAACAAATGGCTTATAAGGTGGGTGAGTAAAATGAATAAATATCATATAAAAGTTTATCTTTCTAATAATATTAATTTTGAAACTAATATAGAAAGTTCACTTGATTTAAATGAATTTACAGATGAAACAAGCAAAAAATTTGATGCAAAAGATAATATCTTTATACAGTTTATAGGCAATGATATTAAATACTGTATTAATAGAAATAATGTGTTGTTTTATACAATTGAAAAGATTGATGAGTAAAGATGATAAAGATGCGACTAATTGTATGTATTGTAATGCTAAAACAATGACAATAACTGATGATAATGGAAAGTGCGTATATGAATTATGTGGAAGATTTAAAACAAGGAAAATAGACATTAGGTTAGGTGAGTAAATGAAAAAAATAATATTATTGTTAATACCAGTATTACTGTTAACAGGCTGTGAATTAGTAAATGAAAAAAGAGATAGAGATGAAGCAATAACAGAATGTAAAAATGCAGGAGAGACACCTTATGTTAGAAATTATAGTGATTCTAGATATAGACCTATTGTGAATTGCATATTTGATAAAGAAGAAAAAGAATAGGGAGGAATTATGTATAAACAATTAAAGAAACAATTATCTGATAAAAGAGTATTAGAGGATTTAATTAGAGGCTATGAAGATCGTATCAAATTTAAAATACAGAAACAACTTGGATTACACGCTACAAGCTATGCTGAATTAAAAATAGAGTGTCCAGTAGTTGATGATAGATTTGCAAGAGTATTTAGCCAAATAGAAAATCTTGATAGAGAATTACAAGCCCTTAAAGGTGAATTAGAAATCATAAATAAATTATTAGAAAATGCTGATGATAAAATGAAGCAGCTTAGTGAAAGAGATATGAAAATTTTTAGATGTCGTTTCTTTCTTGGATTAACAGTTGCACAGACTGCAGAAAGATTAAATTATGATCAAGGATATATAAAAGAAAGAACAAGAAAGATGCTAAAAAACTAAAAACACACTTTTAACACACCCCCTAGGGTATATAATGTGTACAATGGAATAATTATAAGTTATTTCATATAACCCTTTTTACATAGTGCTACTCTTATGGGTAGCATATTGAGTAAATATATAAATAACCACGTCGAGTTAAAGGTTGATGGACGCACTTGACCTAACGCAACGAATTAAACTAAGCGTAACGTTTAATTTAGAAACCTTTATATTTACTTGATATGGTGCTTATAAAGCATTAGCAAACACTATCTCTAGTAGGTAGTGATACTGATGATATATCTATACCACGAGGGTGAGGACTTCGGTTAGGTGTGGTAGGAGTATAGTGAACTAACCCGTTATACTTATATATTATTAGTATCAGTATCTATTAAGAATAAGTCATCTATTATGATGGCTTTTTTAATGTGTTAATAAAATATAGTTAGAGGGTGATAGAATGAATAATCTGTCATATAGAGTGTATAGCTCATTTATGGGGTGGAAATTAATTGGTATTAAACAAGAAATACCACAAGTAATAAGTTTAATAGAAACTAAAATTAAAGAAGAAGCGAATGCTCAATATTTAATAATAGAGCATGACAGAATATTAAATGCTGACATACCATTTAAAACAATTTACGGCATAGAAGATTTATTGATATTTAAAGAAGAATACAAAGAAGAAAATAATATAGAACAAAGAATAAAGAGGAAATAAAATGAATTCAAAAAATTGTATGAAAGGGCTATGCAAAATATGTCCTGAGTTTAGTACTTGCACTGGGCAAGAAAAAACTAAATCTAAATACAAAAATCAAAAAGTAGTAGTAAATGAAATAAAATTTGATTCTAAAAAAGAAGCAAAGAGATATCAAGAATTACTATTAATGAAAAAAGCAGGAATAATAACTGATTTAAAGAGGCAAGTACCATTTACTTTGGTACCTGTTTTCAGTTTAAATAAAAACAGATATAGACCATTAATCTATATAGCTGATTTTGTATACAAAGAGAATGGCAAAGAAATAGTAGAAGACACGAAGGGGTATCGTACAGAAGTCTATAGGATTAAGAAAAAACTAATGGCTTATATATATCAAATAGAAATTAGAGAGGTGTAAGTATGAAAGTAATGATTAGTCAGCCTATGAGAGGTAAGACAAATGAACAAATAAGAGAAGAAAGAAAAGAATTAATTAAAAAATTAGAATCAGAAGGACATGAAGTAATAGATACAATAATAGATGAAGAACCACCCAAAAATATAGATGAAGCAATTTATTATTTATCTAAATCAATAGAATTTATAGCAAATGCAGATGCAATAGTATTTATGCCTGGATGGGAAGAAGCAAGAGGTTGCAAGATAGAATATTGTGTTGCAAAAGAATATGGAAAGTTTGTTAAAGAATTATGATTGGTCTAAATGAAGTAGCATTGATAATAATTATTGCAAGTCCATTTATTTATCTAATGACAAATAGAACTATTAGATGTGAAAGAAAGCCTAATAGAGCTGAAAGGAGAAGAAAATGAGTGACAGTGTAATAATTACTTTTATTATTTGTGTAACATTTTTTCTAACAATTACAGTGTTAGGAATTATAGGAAAACAGAAATAGCGTGGGATGATGTAATGGTAGCATATTTAGTTTCAGTAGCTAATAGAAAAGGTTCGATTCCTTTTCCCACAACCATTTAAAAAGGAGGATTATTTATGATAGAAGTAGAAGTATTAATAAATAATTTTAAAGACAAGGAAAATAAAAATAAAAAGATTGAGATTATTAGAAATAAGCAAGGAATATTACTTAATGAAGGAGAATTACTTCAAAAAGGCGATAGATACAAAATTACTAAAGAAAGATATAATGAATTATCAAAATTAGGAATAGTAGTCAAAGCTCAAAAAGAAAAAGATAAGGAAGATTAGTTTATGGCTATAAGTAAAGCTGAGGATTGGCTAACTGAAGAAAACCTAGCTTTACTAGAAGGTTGGGCTAGAGATGGATTAAGTGATATACAAATAGCTCAAAATATAGGAATAAGTGATAGAACACTTTATCGTTGGAAGAAGGAATATGGTCAGATATGTCAGTCTTTAAAAAAAGGAAAAGAAGTAGCAGATTATCAAGTAGAGAATGCACTATTTAAGAGAGCACTCGGATATACAATTGAAATAAAGGAGCAAAAGATTGATAAAGATGGTTGCGTTCATGATTTAGTAAAAGATGTTCATATCCCACCAGATACAGGAGCAATAGCATTTTGGTTAAAGAATAGAAAACCTGATAAGTGGCGTGAAAAACAAGATAAACCACAAACCAATAATGATGAAGAAGGAGTAATAATTATTGATGATCTCCCAAAACAATAAAACAATAATTAAATTAAGTGATATTATTATTCCAAAATACTATGCTAATTTTAATGATATTAGTCATACACATCAAATTTATACAAGTGGTCGTGCTGGTACCAAATCAAGTAGAGGTGCTTTAAGAGCAGTAAAAAGAATAATAACTTCGAAACCTGGTTCAGTTGTTATTATGCGTAAGTTTCATAATAAACTAAAAAAGACAGTGTTTGCTGAATGCAAGAGAGCAATTAGTAGATTACATATTCCTAAAAATAAATTTAAGATAACAGTTAGTCCAATGCAAATAACATATCTTCCAACCGGAAATACCATTTATTTTACTGGTAATGATTCAATAGATGACACAAAAGGTATGATCGACGAAGACAGACCTATTGTATTAGTTGAACTTGATGAGTTAACAGAATTTTTTGATAAAGGCGACGGAGAAGATGAACTTCAAAACATAGAAGCTACATTTATTCGTGGAAATGATGAAGAGTTCGTTATGGAATATTATTTCAATCCACCTAAAAATCCTAAAGCACCTATAATGGAATGGTTAAATAAAATGGTCTTAAGAGAAGACTGTATTCACATTCATGTTGATTATAGAGATGTTCCAGAGAGCTGGTTAGGTAAAAAGCTAATTGCTTCGGCTAAGATATTAGAACAATTAGATGAGAAGATGTATAAGTGGTTATGGTTAGGATTATGCATAGGAATTGATGAATTAATCTACTATATGTTTAATGAAGATATTCATATAAAAGAATGCACTAAAGAAGATTATAAAAACATGAAAGAGATTAGCATAGGTGTCGACTATGGACAAATGAACGCAACTACTTATGAAGCTTTTGGAATCGATTACAAAGATATATGTGTTCGTGGTATAGATGAATACTATTATTCTGGTCGTGACACTGGAAAACAAAAAAGCCCTAGCGATTATGCTCAAGATTTTAAAGACTTTAAAGACAACTTAGAAAAAGAAACAGGATTAAAAGTAACATATGTCTTTATAGATCCATCAGCTAAAGGATTACAGGAAGAAATAAAAAGAGTTTGTCCCGATGTAATAGTTAAAGATGCCAAAAATGATGTGGCTTTAGGAATATCAAGAGTTCAGAAAATATTATCATTTAGGAGATTGTTTATTTCTCCTAAGCAGAAGCACTTAAAAGAAGAAATGTATATGTATGGATATGATGCAGATTTATTAGATAAAGGAAAAGAAGTTCCTATAAAGCAAAATGATCACTGTGAAGATGCAACAAGGTACTTGATAATGGGAATTTGGAAATTTATTAAATCTTTACTTCCTATGATTGGAGATGATGAAGAATGATTACTGGTATTATAGACAAAATAAAAGGATGGTGGCATAAAATGTTTGATTATAATAAAATAGTTAGTGATTTTGGTTTAGATATGCAGACAAGTAAAAATATATTAGATGCTATTCAGGAGTGGAACAAAATATATAATAAATGTGAACCTTGGTTAGATGAAAATACAAAGTCACTTCATGTAGCTAGAACGATGTGCGAAAAAGTTGCTAAAGCAGTAACGGTTGAATATAAAAGTACCTGCAGTGAACCTTATATTGATAATATCTATCAAAGATTATTAAAGAAGAAAAGAAAATACACAGAATCAATGCTTGGAAAATCATTGATTTTTTTTAGACCTTATTTTGATGGAAAAAATATCAAAGTAAATGTTATTCAAGCTGATAAATTTATTCCTGTAAGCTTTGATGACGACGATAATTTAATTGGATATATATTGATAGATCAGATAACAAAAGGACAAGAAGTATATACAAGATTAGAATATAATGAATTAAAAGGTACAACACTTATAATTAAAAACATTTGCTATGAAGGAAGACTTGATGGTGTAGTGCTATCTAAAAAAATACCACTAGAAAATGTTCCAAAATGGAAAGATATAAAAGAAGAACAAGGCATTGAGGGCGTTGATAGAATTCTTGGTGGTTTTGCTACGATGCCTACAACAAACGATTTAGACAACTCTAGTCCAATAGGACAACCAATCTATCATAACGCAATAGGAATATTAAAAGAAATAGATATTCAGTATTCAAGAATTCTTCATGAATATGAGGGAACTGAACTTGCTGTAGATATTGATGAAAGTATTTTGCCTCGAGATAGTAAAGGAAAAACTAAACTTCCTAGAGGAAAAGAAAGATATTTCAGAAAATGGAATTTAGACGAAACAAAAGTTAAATCATTAGATATATTTAGTCCTGAGATAAGAGATAATCCATTATTTAATGGTTTAAACGAATACTTAATTCAAGCAGAAAATGCTTGCCATTTATCGCATGGAACTTTAGCAAAACCTGAGGCAATAGAAAAAACGGCAACAGAAATGAAACAATCTAAACAAGATTATTATGTAACTGTTTCTGATATACAAGCAGTATTACAAAATGCTTTTGATGATTTAATTTATGGTATCTATGTATTATGCAGATTATATGGAATTCCAGTCAAAACAGATTATACAGTAGAATATGATTGGGACGATAGCATATTGGTTGATAAGGATAGTTCTAGAAATCAAGCACTTGTTGAAAGAAATGCCGATATTACCAGTGATGTTCAATATATTATGGAAACTCGTAATATGAAAGAAAAAGATGCAATAGAATTTGTTAAAAAACAAGTTGAATATCGTAAAATAACTCAAGAAAAAGAAGATAACCCACCTGAGGCTGAATAATGACCAAGTTAGAGTTTGAAAAACTTCTTATACCATTAATTGAACTCATGAATAATATAGAGATGGATTTAATTTATAATATATTATCAAGAATTGATAACTATACGAGTATTAAAGGTTCCTTGGAATGGTATATCGATAAATTAGCTGAATTAAAGTTATTAGACAAAGATAATTTAAAAGCATTCAAAAAGAATAAACAGGAATTAAAAAAAATAATTGAAGAATTAGCCAATAATTGTGGAAATCATATTGATAATTTAGATAAATTGAATGAATATTATGAAAAAGGTTTATTAAATAAAAATCCTCTTTCATTATATGAAAGTCAAGCAATAAAATCTTTAATTGATGAAGCAATAAAGGATACATCAGATATTATGAATCTAATTCAAACCAAAGCTATAGAAGGTTCAAATAAAGCATATAAAGATATACTAAATAAAGCTTATATTGAAACTGCTGGTGGTACTTATACTTATACAGAATCTATCAAAAGGGCATTAGATGAATTTGCAGAAAAAGGTATTAAAGCAGCCTATTATAAAAATGGTACAAGCTTATCGATAGAATCGGTTGTAAGAAGAGATGTTATTACTAGAATGAATAAGCTAGTAGGAGATTGTGAATTAGAACACGCAAAAGAACTTGATACAAATTTAGTTTATGTAGATCAACATTTAGGAGCGAGAATTAGAACTCCATATATGAAAAATGATTACGAAGCACATTGCGAATGGCAAGGAAAAAAGTATATGATAGACGGTTCTAATGATAAATATGATAATTTATATGAAAAGACAGGTTATGGTGAAATGTTAGGACTGAAAGGTATAAATTGTTATCATAATATGCGACCTACTTGGGAATGGGAAGAAATACCAAAACAAATTGATTTAAAAGAGAATGCTAGAGTAAGAGAGATACTTGATAAAAGAAACTATTATGCTAGAAAAATAAGAACTTTAAAACATAAGAGGCTCAATTCTAAAATACTTGGTGATAAAGAAGAATATAAGAAGATAAATAATGAGTATGTTTATACAAATAAACAATATAATAAATTCTTAGAAGAAAATAATCTAGTTAGAGACTATAATAGAGAATATGTTAATAATGATTGGATTTCAAATTTAACAGAAGATGAAAAGTACTCATTAAATTCATACATAAGCTCAGATTCATACATTATAAATGATGCATTAAGAAATAATTATCCACTTGATGATAGATTAAATAATGTTGTTAAAAATTTAGATAGTGTGTTAGATAAAATACCCAATAGTAAGGGAACATTTAATCGTTCTTTATTTTTTGATAATGAGGATAATTATAATGAATTTATTAAATCTTTATCTAGTCTTAGTGGAAAGATTAAATTCAAGTCTTTTATTTCTATGTCTAAGGATATTTATGATGAAAAGGATAATATTAGACTTATAATGAAGTGTAAAACTGCTAAGGATATAAGTATGATAAATAAAAATGAACAAGAGTTATTACTTAAAAGAAATACAAGTTTTAAAATATTGAAAAAATATTATGTGAATGGTAAACTATTCGTAGATATGGAGGAATTATAATGGAATTTAATGGTATTCCAAAAGGAAAAGAAAAAAATAGATTATATGAACCTGTTGTTATGGAAATGGGCGAACCTCTTACAGGAATATTAAAAAAACTTGTAGAAGAAGCAGAAGAACAATTTGCAAAAGGTGAAATAAATTCAATAGATTATGAAGAATTGAGAAAAAAAGCAAAAAAAATAGAAGATAGCACTCAGAAATAGAGTGCTTTTATTATGCCTTAATAGTTATAGTAGGTGCAATTCCTACAAAGGCACCGAGTCGATAGAAATATCGGCTTTTTTGGTCTACCTATAAAGACTTGAAAAAATTAGGTATATCTAAAAATCTGGGAGGACTAAACCTCTGTAAAAAAGTGGAAGGAGAATAATAGATGAAAGATTATTTAGAAAGTTTAGAAATTGGTGAAGGAAAAGTAAAATTAAGTAGCGAAGAAATTAAAGCTATCTTAGCTGAACATGGTAAAACAGTTACTACTGAAACGGACAAAGTAAAACAATCTTTGAATGAGACAATAAGTAATTACCAAAACCAATTGAAAACTGCTAATGATACTATTCAATCATATAAAGATATGGATATTGATAGTATCAAAAAATCAGCCGATGATTGGAAAACAAAATATGAAAAAATGGAAGCTAATCAAAAAGCTGAAAAAGAAAAGAGTATTAGAAATGAAAGGACTAATGCTTTTTTTAATGACATTAAATTTGCAAGTGAAAGTGCTAAAGCAGGAGTAATTGCTCAATTTAATGCAAAAGACTTTAAGTATGATGAAGAATCTAATAAATTTTTAGGAGCTTCTGAATGGCTTAATGAATTAAAAGAAAAGGATAGTGGGGCTTTTCTTAGTGATGTTGCAAATCCCAAATTTACGGCATCTCCAACAGCTCCAAAAAATAATGTAGGTTCTATGGACGAAGTTATGAAAATCATGGGACTTAGTGAAGAAAAGAAATAAAGAAAGAAGGAATTAAACATGAATAATATTGAAATTAGTACAATCTATTTACCTTTACTTGATAAGGTTTACAAACAAGCTTCTAAAACTTCAATTCTAGAAGGTGATGAAGCTACAATGAAACGTGGCGACAACGGAGAAATTAAAGTCGCAAAATTAGATATGGATGCTCTAGGAGACTTTTCTAGAAACGATGGTTATACTAAAGGTTCAACTACTTTTAGATGGGAAACTATCAAATATGATAAAGAGCGTTCTCAGGACTTACGCATTGACAGATTAGACAATGCAGAAGCATTAAAACTTCCTTTTGCAAAATTATCTAGCGAATTTATTAGAACAAAAGTTGTACCTGAAACTGATGCCGCTCGTATTGCTAAAATTGCTGGTACTGAAGGAATCAGTACAAAAGCTGAGACTTTATCAGATGGTGCTGCAGTTATTAGTGCATTACGTGCTTGTTCTAATAAGATGGACGAAGATGAAGTAGATCCAGAAAACAGAATTTTATTTATCACACCAACACTAAGGGGAACAATTTCAGATTTAGACACAACTAAATCAAAAGAAGTTTTAAGTAAGTTTTCTAATATTATTGAAGTACCACAATCAAGAATGTATACAAAAATTGAGTTAAAAACAGGTAAAACTGAATATGGTTATGCCAAAGCAAAAGATGTATATGAAAAAACAGAAGATACCACAAAACAAACAGGAAAAACTTACTATACTAAATCAGGAAATACATATACAAAATTTACTGGTGATTCTTTAGCTTCAGGAACTGATTATTATGAATTAGTAAGTGAAGCAGGTAAGGAAATCAATTTCTTATGTGTAGAAAAGAGTGCTGCAGTAGTTCATATGGAACAGTTTATTAAATACTTTACACCAGATGAAGATCAAGATGGTGATGACAATGTATTTAAATATCGTAATAACAATTTATATGGCCATGTTTATGAAAATAAATTAGCCGGTGTTTATTGTTCTTATAAAGCATAATAGGAGGAAAAATGAGTACATTTATTGGAATGGGAGCAAACAAAATCATTAATAAAAGTGTTGCAAATGTTTCTAAAATTGAATTAGAAAATAAAGAATTAAATTCAAAAGTTGCTGAATTAACTGTAGAAAATGTTAAATTAAACGAAGAAAAAGACAATCTTCAAGAAATTATTGATAATTTAAACAAAAAAGTTGCTGAATTAACTGAAAAAGTTATTGAGGCACCTGAGAAAGCAGATAAAAAAGCAAAAAAAGAAGCTGAACAATCAGCAGAATAGGAGATGATAGGTATGCTAACTAAATTAGTAGATTATGAATATTATTCTAAGAATTATGGAGGTTCTAGCATACCTGAATCTTCATTTCAAAAAAGTGTGATTGAAGCAAGTAGTAAAATAAACCAATATACTTCAAATAGAATTAATGAGACAATTCTAGATGATAATATAAGAAATACTGCCTGTGAAATTGCAGAACTTATATATTCACAAAGCATTTTAAAAGAAAAAATAATCAGTGATGATAAATCTAAGGCTAGTGAAACAGTTGGACCTCATTCAGTTACTTATGTTAATAATAAAACTTTTCAAGAAAAAGAAATTTTGACTCCTGAAGAACTCGAATATAATTGCTACAAAATCTGTTATAGATATTTAGTTAATACTGGTTTGATGTATAGAGGTGTTTTCAATGTTTGAAGATACTGTTACTGTTTTTAATGTTATTAAAGAAAAAGATAAGGTTACTTATCATAGGCAATTTGTTAATAATGTTTTTTATCATAAAGAGAAAATAATTTCTCAAGAAGGTAAGGGAGATAAATATACAAATGCCTATGATGTAATATTTTCTAACATAGCATTAGAAAAGTGGAAATCTAAACAAGATTTTGATAATTCTGATGATACCTATACTTTAAGAGAAAACGATATTATTGTTCTAAATGAATATAAAGAAATAAGTGATTTGAAAGAATTACAACAATCCTCAGTAGACTGGTTTATGATTAAAACAGTATCTGAAAACCTTTATGGAGATTTAGTACTTCATAATATCGAGGTAACTAATTGAAAATTAAAGCTAATCTTATTTTACCTGATACTGGTGAATTAATGAAATCAGTAGGACTAAATGAAGGTGGCAAAGTACAAAAATATATTGATGGTTTTATTTTTGATCATTCAGAACCATATTTACCTGGTTATCATTTATATCGTGATAGTAAAAATGCTAATAAGCCAGGCAATGGTGAAGTTATTTGGAATACACCTGATGCTAATTATCTTTATGAAGGCAAGCTGATGGTAGATCCAATAACATTAAAAGGAGCTTTTTTTAATCCAAATTATGGCTTTTGGAGTAGACCAAACACTCAAAAAATTATGGATCCACAAGGTAGAAATTTAACTTATCACGGTGGTGGACAAAGAGGTAGTCATTGGTTTGATAGAATGATTGATAATGAAATGTACAAGCTTCTAGAAGGAATTCAAACCATTGTTAACGGAGGTAAAAATGAGTAAACCAATCATAGAGTGCATTAAAGAATATATGAAAGATTGTCCATATTTGAGTGAATTATCTAAAATAAATGTAGATTACTTAAATATGGGAGATAACGACTTTGAGTATTGGTCGTTAGAGAAGGTGGAAGCACCAACAATTTTGAAAAAGAATGTATTAGGAACAAAAACAGAACGCCAATGCCAATTTATAATTGCTAGTCGTTCTTTTTTTAATCCATTAATAGATACTCAAAATATTGAAAATTTAGACTTATTTGAAAAAATCGAGGAATGGTTTTACAAAAATACTAAAAAGAAAGTATTACCTAAATTAAATGATGGAGAAACTGCTATTTCAATAGAGGCAACCACTCCAGGTTATTTATATGGAACAAATAAAGAAAATACAATCGCTAGATATCAAATGAGTTGCAAATTGCTATATAAAAAAAAGGAGGAAGATAGTATATGGCATTAAGTTTATTAAATGGAACAGGAAAATTTAATCGTGAAGATCATGTTACAATGTTCAATTCAAATATTACTTCATGTGATGAGAATGGAATCGTTTATGGAGAAAGTCCTGTTTGGGTACCATTTGGTGAAGATAATGATGAAATAACTCGTGAATTAAACAACGAAATTGATGCAAAAAAGAATGTATTAGGTAAAACTAATATTGATCATTCTGGTGGAGCACAAACTACGGAAATAGATCCTATTGCTATTCGTGGTAATGATACTTTATCAGCTATTCTTTATTTAATGTTTAAATATGGTCTAGTAGGCGATAAAGCTAAATTACAATGTATGGAAGTTACATTAGCAGATAAACAGTCAGATGGCTCATATGGAGCATTTACTGAAGATGCAATTGTTGACTTAAAATCTTGGGGTGGAGACACTACAAAATTAAATGGTCCAATTACTTTGAATTGGTGTGGAAATAAAACACATGGAACTTTCAGTACATCTACAAAAGCATTTACTGCTACAACAGAAGCTTAATTGAGGGTGCCTAAACGCACCCTCTTATTTTTTAATTTTATGAAAGGAAGTTGAACTATGGCTTTAATAGTAAAAAATAATTTTGTTAGAGAAGAAATCAAAGATGAAGACGGAAATGTATTAGGAAAAATAAAATTTAATCCTAACGATTCAAGAATCATGAGTAAATTAACTAAAATCGTTAATGAATTAGGAGATAGCTTAAATAAATTAAAATCTATGGGTGATATGCCAAAAATTCCAACTGAAAATTTAGAAACAATAGAGGATTTTGAAAAAATATCTGAATCGTTCAAAACAATAGAACAAGGTTTTGATATTGAAGAAAAAGCAGTTGACTGCGTTCTAAATAATTTATCAGAAGTTTTTGGAGAAGAAACCATAAATATTTTTACAGGTGGTACAAAAGATGTTTTAAGTGTAATGCCATTAATTGAATATATTTTGCCTTATGTAAAAGAAGCTCGTAAAACAAAAATGAATAAATATCTTAATAAAAAATCATCTAATGGTGTGATGGAATAATGAATATTTTAACTTCATCATTACCTACAAAAATAATGGTCAATGATAATATTTATGATATTAATTATGATTATCGTACTATTATTAATATTTTACTTGCTTTTGAAGATTCTGAGTTAACTCAAGAAGAAAAAGTATTTATAATGATTGAAAATCTATATAAAACCGAAATTCCACAAGAAGATATAGAAGAAGCTATTTCTAAGGCAATTAAGTTTATAGATTGTGGAGAAGATTATTCTTCAAATAAAACTAAATCTAGAGTTTATTCATTTAATAAAGATGCAAATTATATATTTACTGGTATTAATTCTACGCATCACATTGATATTGATGAAAAACCGAATCTGCACTGGTGGAAATTTGTTAGTTTTTTTATGGATATGTCAAGTGAGTGTATGTTTGGTGAACTTGTATATTATCGTACAAGAAAAGCTGAAGGTAAATTAACAAAAGAAGAGAAACAACAATATGAAAAAATTAAGGATTTAGTAGATTTAGAGAAAGTTAATATTCAATCAGAAGCAAGAAAAGAATTTTTTGAAGAATTTCATAAAACTAAAAAATAGGAGGTGGTATACTGGCAATAAAAAAAGGTGCTGTAATTGTAGATACTAAATTAAATAATCAAAAGATAACTAAAGATTTCAAAGATTTAGAAAAAAGCACTGAAAAATTAATTGATAAATATAATAGGTCCGTTGATAGTATTAAAAGTCAAGAACTAGCTATTTCTAAAGTAAAAGCTAAGATGGATGAATTAGTAAGTGGAAATAAAGAACCAGCAAGTGTAAAATCATTAGAAAATGGACTTAAGAAAGCCGAAAAAGAAATTGATGATTTAGAAAAACAATATAATCAAACAATTGAGCAAATTTCACAAAAACAAGTTGATTTGGAATTTGCACAAGGATTAGGTAAAACTGATGAGGTTGCATCAATTAAGGTTGAACAAGGAAATTTAGATAGTAAAAGTTTAGAACTTGCTACACAATTAGAAAATGCTAAAGATAAAGCCCAACAATTAAAACAAGAACTTGAACAAACAAAATTAAATCCTGGCAATTCAGTAGAGGCTCAACAATTATCTCAACAACTTGAAGTGATGAATAGCGAACTAAGTCAAACTAAAGAAGAAGCTAATCAAACAAAAAATGAAATTGTTGAAGCATTTCAAAGAAAACACTTATTAAATTTTGGAGACGGATTTAACGATATAGGTAAAAAAATTGATAAATTCAAATCTAGAATGACTAAACTGATAGGAACTGCTATGATTTTTAATTTATTAAGAAACAGTCTTACTAATTTAAGAAATGGATTTATCAGTTTGCTTAAAACTGATGATAATTTTTCATCTAGTCTAAATCAAATAAAAGCAAACTTGATGACTGCGTTTGCTCCAATTTACAATGCCTGTTTGCCTGCAATTAATTCATTAATGAATGCACTATCAAAGGTCACAGGTACGTTAGCTATGTTTGTATCAGGACTTTTTGGTACAAGCTTAGAAGATGCCAAAAATCAGGCAAAAGGATTAACAAAAGCATTAGATAGTACGAAAAAAAGTGGAGAAAAAGCAAGTGGAGCTTTAGCAAGTTTCGATCATCTAGAAGTTGTTTCTGATAATAGTTCTGGAAGTGCAAACGGTCCAAGTGTTGATTATAGTGGTGAAATAACATATAGTCAAAAATTATTAGATATTTTAAATCAAATTAAAAGTTTTGTTGTGGACAATAAAGAGGTTATTTTAGGACTATTAGCTGGTATTGCAGCTGGATTAGTTTTAATAAAATTAGGCTTAGATGGAATAATGGCACTTGGAATCGGTTTAATCATTGCTGGAATAGTTACTTTAGTTCAAGGAATAATTAATTTCATGAATGATCCTTCGTGGGAGAATTTCTCTACTATATTGACAGGACTTGCCCTTATACTTGCAGGAGTTGCTGTTGCTATGCTAGCAGTAAATGCAGCTAATCCAGTTGCATGGATAGTGCTTGCTATAGCAGTTATTACTGCGTTGGTCGTACTGATAATTAAATATTGGGATGAAATATGTGATATTTTAGGAAAAGCTGGTCAATGGTTTTATGATCATGTTATTAAACCAATAGCTGATTTTTTTGTTGGAATGTGGAATGGCTTAAAAAATGGTGCAATTGATGCATGGAACGGAATTAAATCTGTATTTAGCACTGTTGGTAAATTTTTCAAAGATACTTTTACTAATGCATGGAATGGTGTAAAAAAGGTATTTAGTACAGGTGGCAAAATTTTTGACGGTATAAAAGATGGAATTATTAATGGATTTAAAGCTATTGTTAATGCAATTATTAAAGGAATTAATAAAGTTGTAAGTATTCCATTCAATGGTATTAATACAGCTCTTACTAAAATTAGAGATATTTCTATTTTAGGTGTATCTCCATTTAAGAAGATAATAAAAACAATAAGTGTACCTCAAATTCCACAATTAGCTGAAGGTGATGTAATTCCACCTAGACATAAATTCTTAGCTATGCTAGGAGATCAAAAACATGGAACTAATATTGAGGCACCACTTGAAACAATTAAACAAGCAAATAGGGAAGTAATGCAAGAATTTATGGGTGCTCTTTCTGGACTTAATAATGATGAGAAAGAAATAGTATTTAGAAACTTAACAATAGTTGCACAATTTGGTAATAAGGACTTTGCTAAAATTGTCGTTGAAGCAGTTAGAATGGCTGAAAGAGAAATGGGAAAGCAATTATTTGTTAGTGCGTAAGGAGTGATTAGATATGGATAAAATTAAAATTATAAATATAGATGATAGCTCTGATTATTTTGAAATTCCATATGAATGGCTTAAGGAAGGAACACAAGGACCATATTTAAATGATTTAGAGGCAAGTGCCGAAAGAGGAAAATTAACTGGAACTCTTAGTCGTGTAAGATGTGCCGAGGTTCCAGCAGCAACTCTTGATATTATAAAATCATTAACTCAAAAAGAATTGTACCCACTTTTAAGATTATTAAGAAAAGTAGCAATTAATATTAGATATTTTGAAAAATATGAAAATAGATTTATTACTAGAAAATTTTATGCAAAAAAACCTAATCCAGCATGGAAAAAAATTCCAGAAGATAATAATACCGATAATATAGAATATGAAGCTTTTACAATAGAATTTTCAGGGTATGAGGATGTGAATGTTGAATGACATATAAAAACATAAACAATTCAGCTATACAGTCTTTTGAATATGAAACTACTATGATTAGTGATGGTAATGTTGTTGGTACATGTGAATTAGGAAAAGCAACTATTCAATTATTAAATAATAGTAATCAATATAGCGTATATAAGGATTCATGGATAAAAACAGTTCATGGATCCTTTTATATTTATAGTGTAGAACCTGTTCAGGAAAAAGTAAGTATTAAATTAAATTGCTATGATATTAAATATAAATTAGATACTCTATATGATAGTACAAAGCATAAATTTCCATGCACTTTAAAAGCTTATAGAAATTCTATTTTTGACAGCTGTGATGTTTCATACGATGATAGTGATTTTCCAAATAGTGACTTAATCTTAAATGAGGAGCCTTATATTGAAAATGGTTCAAGTAATAGAACTGTTATTAAAATGATAGCACAAGCTAGTGCAAGTGCAGTTATTACAGATAAAAGCGATAAATTTTATTTTGTATGGTTCACTGATAAAATTCATACCGTGAATGACTGGATAGAATTAACTACAGAAAAGCAAAAATCATCTCCAATTAATTTGGTTGTGTTAGGAAGAGGAGATACTGAAGATAATGTGTATTACCCAGAAGAAAAGCCAAGTAATCCTGTAGAGTTTAGAATTAACAATAATTATATTTTAGATCCACAAGATACTTCTAGTACAGAAGATTTAAGATATACTACTAGAATTCCTGTCTATAATCAAGTAAAGGGATTTTCTTATTTGATTTTTAGTATGAGAAGTCAGCAAATCAATAATAAATTATCTATAAGATTAGGTGAACAAATAAAGTTCGTTGATATTTGGGGAAATGAACTAATAGCTCCGATAATGACTAAAAAAATCAATTGGTTAGGTGGAAAATTAGAAAATGATGATAATTATGAAATAACTTTATCTGCAGATAAAATATCAGAATCATCTACTCAAATAAAATATGCATCTAATTTAAAAAATGATGTTATGAGAGTGGAAAGAAAAGCAGATAAAAATTCAGGTTTAATTCAGGATATAATCACTGAAAATAAAGAAAATTCAGATAAGCTAGCTAAATTAGAAATAGATATAGATAGCATTACTGGTGAAGTAGAACATAAATACAATTTTTTAGATGAAACTGAGGGGAAAAATCAACTAGAGCTAGATAATAGTTTGGAATATCAGCCAGTTTCTTTTAACATACAAGGAAATACAGAAAAAATTTTATATTTTTATCCTACTGATACATTATATCCAAGGAATGATTTATACCCATTAGGAATTATAGAAGGGAGTTGTGAATAGTGAAAATAACTTTATGCATTGACAAGAAGGAAAGAAAAAGCCCGTCAAGTGAATTAAGACAATACTCAATAGACATTGGTTGTCCTCTAAGATCAATTGATGATACCTATGATGAATTAAAAATTATAACTGATGACGAAAACAAACTTGTAGGTTCAATTATTAGAAGATGCTATATCGACAAATATGGTGTTCTTAAAAAATTATTGTCAGAAGAAACTCAAGAATTAGTATTGCCTGAGATTAAATTGTTTGAGGGTACTAATTATATTTATATTAAAGAATTTACTAATCTTAATATGAAAATAGAATATCTAACAAATGCCGAAATGAACAAGTATTTTGCTAGTAAAGTAGAAATGAAGACCACTGTTAAACAGACCTATGATGAAATAATGCTTTCTGTTTCTGAAAAAGCTGGTAAAGAAAATATAATATCATATATAAATCTAAGTAAGGAAAAAATTAAAATTGATGGAAAAAGATTAGAACTTGCTAATTTTATAATTACTGATAATAAGTTATACAGTGAGATTAGATTAAAATACGATTATACGAGTGAAGATATACAAAAAATACAAGATTATTATCTTGAAAAAATAACGCTAACTGATGAAGAGTTTGAAAAATATGACATAAATAAAGATGGTGTAGTAGATTTGTTTGATGCAGCAATGATTAATATACAGATGAAGTCAAATATTTCTAAAACAAATCCAGGTAGATTTGAAATTGATACACAGCCAGATAATCTAAATGTTATTAATATGTATGACGGAGCAAGAAACCTTAAATATTATCTTGGTTATTGGCAAACAGCACTTAGCAAAGTAACTGCAGAATCAATAACAACTGATTCGTTGAATACTAAAAGCTTACACGCTAATAATTTGGATTGTGGAAGTAGTGAGTGCAATTCTAATGATTATACAACTGTTAGTTTCAACAATTCATTTTCTATAGTTCCTAGCGTTGTTGCTACTCCAATCACATCTAGTGGTGATATTATTAGTTTAAAGATAATTGATGTAACTAAACAGAATTTTAAAATAAAAGTATCTGGAATATCAACAGTATCTTTCAACTGGATAGCTATCTCAAAATAATAGGAGGAATAAAATTATATGAAAAATAAAATAAAATTAAATATTCAAAGATTTAGTTATACACCATATGAACCAATAAATTTTGAAAATGGTACATTAAAAACACCTGGTTCTGTTAATTTAGCAACAGGAGAAATCACAATGCCTGTCTACGAAGGTAAGGCTCCAGTAAATGCCAAAAATTTAAATCATGTTGAAGCCGGTATTGCAAATCTAGAAGCATCATCAATTTTTTATGAAGTAATTGGTGAAATAGATGAAACTACTGGTGAAATCACATATTATGATACAACTCAAACAGTATCTTCTGATACTGAATAAAAAATAATAATTGAAAGGAATGATAGTTGTGAAAAACTTAAAATTTAAGATGGGGGGGGGGTTGCTATTTAAGCAACACCACACCCCAAATGGAAAGGAGGAAAATATTTAATTTTTCTTCTTTTCTTTTTTCAAAAAGTGGTGGTCGTTTATGAAAATAATCGAGCTAAAAAATAAATTGGGTGAATTGATTATTCCAAAAAAATGGGAACCAATAGGTACTATTAAAATGTTTGATAGAGAACAGAATATGTCTAAAATCTATTATGGAACATGGGAGTTAACATTAAAGGAGAGAAGTCCAATAGGTATTAATCCCAATTCTACTGATAACAGATTTAAAACAGCTGGACAGCAATTTGGTGAAAAGGAACATACTTTAGTGATTGATGAAATGCCAGCACATAAGCACAAAACATCAATTACCTCATCTGGCATGGCAATTGCTGGCTCAGGAAACCAATCTGCTATTACTTATTTTGATGCGAATTATGGTAGTGTTGAAACAACATCTGTTGGTGGAAGTCAATCACATAACAACATTCACCCAGTAGAGGTAGTATATTTTTATAAACGCATAGCTTAATATAGCTAATTAAATGAAAAAATTAATCCAATTAAAAAATAAAGAAAATGAAAAATTAGATCCAATTAATAAAAATTATGAACAGAGAATCTCATCACTTGAAGGTGTGGTTCTATATGAACATAATGGCTCAGGTGCTACAGATAATATTACATTATCAGATAGTGCTGCAAACTATAAATTTATTGAGATTTTTTATAATGGTGCAAGTAATAATAATTATGTGAAAGTTTGCGAACCAAATAATAAGCAAGTTTTCCTAACTACAGCATGGACAAATACGAACGATTCAGGTAATTTAAAAATAGCTATTATATATATTTCAAATAAATTGATATCAAAACAGAAATACACTGCAATTAACTATAGTGCAAATAGCTTTTCTGCTACTGAAGAAAATGGAATAGGTATAAAAAAGGTAATTGGATATAAATAGAAAAATTAAATATCAGAAATGATATGAAAAAATTAGTAAAATTATTTGATAAAACTGGTAATGAATTAGTAACAGATAATATTGAAAATATCACAAAGAGTCAATTAATTTTAACAGATACAAAATGTGCAGACATTACTGCAAATCAATTAAGAAAACAAGGAAAAACTGTAATTTTAGATTTTGAGGCATATGCTACAAATTTTACAAATGGTTATAATTTAATAGGCACTATTCCTACTAAATACTTACCACAACAAAGTAATTATTATACAGATGTTTTATTTTATTTTAATTGTGCTGTATCAGGAATGTGTAGTACCGTTTTTGGAAGAATTACTAATACAGGCAATGTTGAAATATATAGCGATACATCTGATACAACTACTAAAATAGGTTATATGCCAACAAATAAACAATTTAGAATACATGAAGCTTGGTTTGCTAATTAAGAAAGGAATAAAGATGAAATTAATAGAAATATTAAATGATTATTGGGCTTTGATTTTAGTAGGTTTATTATCCTTAATAGAAGTGGTACCTATTAAGATTTCTCCAATTGAATTCGTTGGCAAAAAACTAAACAAATCAACGAATGAAAAGTTGGACAAGCTTGATAAAAAAATAGAAGATTATCATCAAGAAGATGCAAAAATTTTAATAAGTGATTTTGTTCAGGATATTAAAAATGGTGAAACAAAATCCGAAACGCAATGGATTGCAATGCTAAATTTCGTAAATGAATATATAAACAAAGGTTGGAATTCAAAGGTTAAGCAAGATGCAATTTTTATAGAAAGAGAATATCAAAAATTATTTTTAAAGGAGAATTAATATGTGGGAATTAATACAATCAAATATTTTAGAAATCATTACTACTCTTTTAACAGGTTTAGTAGCTTATATTGCTACTAGATTTAAGAAAAAATATGAAGAACATATCAATGCTTTAGAAAAACAAAAAATAGTAAAAACAGTTGTGAATGCTATAGAACAGCTCTATAAAGATTTAGATGGCCCTACAAGAAAA